TCTTTAGTCTTATCGTAATGAAGTAAAGCGATAACTCGACCATGCTTTATCCAGTCAAGCGCACCTGCTGAAAATGACTCTTTAAAGTTGGATGCTTTCTCCCATGTTTTTAATCTTATTTGGTCTTTTACTTTTAGATCATCGTAACCCTCCCAAGTATAACCACTACCTACTAACGTATACTTTTTAAAGTTACAGCACGCTTGGTGCATCGGTGCGCTAATGTATAGCTGGTTAAGTATCTGAGGATATAGGTTGTCCTTTCCAAATTGTACGTGAGTGAAGTTCCTATTAAAGTAATCATCAACAAAAGGCTGAGACAAATCCTGTCCCTCTGTATTGATAGAGCGAAAGCCTTCAAAAGACTTCTCCTCTACTACCTCTTTCTTATTTCCAAATCCTAAAAATCCCATATTATTCTTTTACTATTACTAAGCCTCTTTGCAAAATCTCTCCTGTTGTTTCGTCAACATCTAGCGTCTGCGTGGCACTCTCATATATCTGATAAGTCCACTCTCCCGAATCTGGAAAATAAACCTCAGCGTTCAAAGGGTCTGCTCCGCTTGTTTCTGTTATCTCAAATAGGTTGTATCGTATCTTACTAGGCGATACGTCTTGAACTGATAGAGAGGTCGTGTCTCCATCGGTATCAAACTTGCTATTAAAAACTACTAGATAAAAAGGGTCTATTAACTCTGACCTCTCCGATACAGTTACAACTACATTATTTAACTGTCCTTTATTTAATACAAAGTTACTCATCAATTATATATGTAAAAAAAAAGGCGACTGTTACAAGTCGCCCTCTTTTAATTGTACCGTTTACTATGCAGCAGCAGTAAGTAAATCAGCTATAATGTCTGAGTCTACTTTATACGCTGGGAACTTTTCATTCTCAGATGTTAACGTTGTTGGCAACGCTTGACCTGCTGAACGTGTTTCGTTAGTTGTTTTTGAACCTGCACTCATTCTCATTCCTTGATCGAGTCCTTGAATCCAATAATCTCCGTTAAAATCTTCGGTAATTGTTACAAGGTTTCTACGACCAGTTACAAGTAATTGTAAAGCGTTTCGCTTTCTTAGGTCTATCCTACGCAGTCCTAGTGTTACTGTCTGACTCCATGAGTTGGTATCAGCTACCAAATCAATCACATCATCTTCTGACCACATTGAGGTATCTTTTACAAGAACAAACTCCTCAAATTTAGTACCAGAAGCCATAGTGATTGCGCTCACTTCTCCGTCAGTATCGGGGTCTGTACCTGTATCAGTTACGGTATAATCAGTAACATCAGCAAAATCAGCGATTAATGCACGCTTAATTGAGCCAAGATTATTGTCTCCGCAACTGTCAGGAACTCCGACTAAATCATCACATAATGACATATCTTTTAATTTTTTAGTTTATAAATAAGGAGGAGGTAGTTAAACCCCCTCCCGTTAATATCTACGCGAACGTGTGGAAATAAATCTCCTCAGGGTTAACGTAGTCTGGTTGGAACTTAAAGTCTACTCTGATTCCGATTTCACGGTCTAGTGTAGTCTTCATAAAGTCAACCACGTTGAATCCAAGCTCCTCATCTTGTAAGTCTTGAATGTTCAACAAGTTATCCCAGTAAGTCGCTATGATAGTGTTGTCAGAAGCACCGTCTGCAAGGTAAACCTCACGACCTTGGAAACGCATTACATCTCCCTCTAAGTAGTAAAGCCCGCTAGCCTTATTCTCAGAAATAGCATCTGCAAGTGCATCATAAGTATCTTGTGATACAATGTAAACAAAGTCAGAACGCTTTCTGATTGCTTTAGGAACAACATTACGTGCTTGCTTTAACTTATCAATTACGTTAGCATCAGTTACAGCAGAAGCAACACCACCGTTACCAGAAGTAGGGAGTAAGATGTCGCCATCAGCAGCAAATAATACCTCTAATCCGTCAACTCCGTTAGTACCTACTGTGCCTGTGAAAGTAATGTTTTCCATTTGCTCATTTACCTCTCTAGCTAATTGTTGATAAAAGAAGTTCATAAATGCAAACTGCTCAGAGAAATCATTTGAACCTCTTTTAAGTTGGTCTGATACAAATGAGATTTCTAGTTTGTTTACGTCAAACTTAGTACCATACATCAAAGGCTTAACCTCGAATGTCTTTTGCTCTAGCGTTGTATCGTCTGGGTCAAATGCAGCAGTATAAGCCTTGATTCCTGTTGAGCTTACGTCAGCAGTACCTAGTTTTACACGGTCTTTAACATTCAACACTTGGCGGAATTTAGAACGAGTCTTATCCTCCCCAATCAACGCTAATCTGTAGTATTCAGTTGCGTTAGTTGCATACTCGGCTGACGTGTCTACCGTCATTGCCATTTCAATTTTCTTTCCCTCCTCCGTTTCTGGATTGTAGAAAGGCTTGTTTCTGTCTTCAAAATCCTCAGCCGTCAAGTAGATAGGCTTCCCAGATGTTTGAATTTTTAATTCTCTTTTTGACATTTTTATTTATTTTTAGGTTTAAAGAATTTATTTATTTGTTATCAAAGAATCTTGCCAGCCCTTTGAACATTGGCTGTTTTTGACTTGACATCTCTACCACTTTCTCAGGTACTTCTGTCTCGATTTTCTCAGCCTCTTTCTCTGCAAGCATCTCCTTCATTTCTTCGATTTGCTTTGAGAGCTTTTCGCCATCTGCCTTAGTCATATACTCGGTCTCCGTTTCGGTCTCTGTCTCTGTGTCAGTTTCCTCCATTTTCTCCTCTGGCTTTTTTTCTGATTCCATTTCCTCCTCCTTCTTGTCGGATTTCATTTCCTCCTCTTTTTTATCCTCAGCCATTTCCTCAGACTTCTTTTCGTCTTTCTCCATGTCCTCAGATTTCTCTGCTTGCCCTTCCGCAGCGTCTTTGATGATTTCCTCTTGCTCGTCTGTGACTTCTTTGATCTCTATTACAGAGCCTCCTTCGTCAACGATGTAGATTTTTCCATCAATCAGATGCTCGCCTTGAGGCAACTTGATTTGATCTTTCTCCATTATTTCTGTTTTTGTATTTACTGTTTCTTCAACCTTTGACAACTCTATCATCGTCATATTTATTAACGCTTCGATTGAGTAAGCGTGTTTTTGATTGTGCTTTATTTCACGCTCCCAAAATACCTTATCTGTTATTTGTGAATGAACCATCCACGAGCCTATTGGAACACGATTAATATTAAAGCCATACTCTGTGTATGCCTTATCGTTTTCGTCTTGTATTACCCACTCATCTATTGTATACGCAGGTGCTACACCTCCCTTATGCGTGTCTTTGAATAGGTCTTTCTTCTCGAACATCTTAGCCTCATGTGCTACTGCTCTGAGGTCGTTGATAGTTTCCTTTGAGAATAACATATCATATTTACCAACTTCGTCATTACGATATACAGGCTTATCTGGAATAAGTAAAGGAGCAACCACCTGCATCTTATCATCTTTAGATAGGAAAGCGTTAAGCGTTGTCGCTTCTCTATCATCTAACTGACTTGTTACGCTTGGAACGAATCCAACCTTACGCACTTCATCATCCTCGTAGTCTTCAAAATAGATTTGACGTTTCCAAGTATGCCGACAACCATAAGAGCCTTTGTAGTCCCAAATTGAGTAGTTTCCAAACTGCGGATTAGATAAACCGTTTTTGATTTCCTCGTCTGTGTATATACGTCCTAATGATAATATACGAGCGCAGAATGTACGGTTTTTTTAGTCTTCGGGTCCGTTGTATTTGTAACGTACTAACCACTGACCTGTACCGTCTCCTTTGCTTACATCGTTGAATGATTCTCTCGCTGTTGGGTCATTTGTTAAGTGTACTTCTTTGGCTTGCAAATAGTCCTCCTCTGACACCTCTATCCAATGGTCAGGCTTTACTTGTCCTGCTTTAGATAGATAGTCTAGTATAAGCTCTTGTATAGCCTCGTTGGCTACTATTCTGTTATCTTGTTTTTGAAGGTAGATACCCAGTTCCTCAACGGCAGGATCATCAACATAAGCGATGTTGCTCATGCCTTTAGCGTACTTGCCGTTCTTCTTTGTGGGTTTTAATGTAACGTAATATTGAGACCTTTCCTCCATATACGTATATATGTAGAAAATACTATCTTGTTACGTTTTTGATATACTTATCCCTTTACCCTTGCATAGTACCTACAACAGTTGTTTACTTAAATAAAGTAACTCATAAAGAAAACATTTGTGCCCTTGACGTTCATATCAACGTGTGGATTAGTTCCTCAACTTTACCACTTTTCACTCAGTCGTTGTAAGTCCTTTCGGTATGCAAGTCTATGTTACTGGGTAAGTAGAGCATAGTATTTACGACTGTTTCTCTTTATGTTCTCTAGGAGTTTAACGTGTTTTTTTACTTTGGTTTCCACGTAGAACCTACATCCTGAGTATATGTATTCCTGAGATAAAAAAGTAAAGCGGCACGCCCTCAGGATAGCATCATTAAGATAATTAGTCTTAACTACAATCCGCTTTACAAATATAATAAAAATTTTTTAAAAAAAACTATAATTGTAAAAAAAGGGTAGGCTCTGCACTTCCTACCCTACTAATTCTTTTTCGGACAAACGAAAGAAGAATAACATTACAAATATAACAATTTATTTCTCTATAAACAAATTACCTTCTCTAATAGTACCTATCCCTATTAAATTATTGTTTACATCGTAGACTTTTTGTGTTTTTTGACAAATAAAAAACATA